GAAAAAATAAAACCAGAATTAGAAAGCTATGTAAAAGCGGGTGAACTTGTTCCTGCTGTAGCTGCTGGTGGAAAAGCCTTGCTTGGTCTTGGAAAGTACGGATTTGGAAAAGCGGCTGACCTTGGTAGTATGTTGTTAGGAAGAAAGACAGCAGGCCAAGCTGGTCAAGTTGGAAAAGAAGCCGCTGCTGTTGGTTCTGGAGCAGAAAAAGCACTTACTCAACAAGAGTCAGAAACAAGAAGGTTACTTGCAAAAGAGCAGGAAGCCCGTGCAGCATCTACAAAAAGCCAAGCTGAACGTCAAGCAATGGCAGAAACAGCGGCAGCAAAAACAGCACCAAAAGGTGAACGTTCATTGCGTGAACTGGTTGGAGTTAAGACATTGCCAGAAGCTGGTGGGTTCAAACCTATTCCTCAAACTCCTACTCAAGTGGGTAATTTTGTTCGACAACAAGCTGAGAACTTTGTTAAATCTATTAAGTCTCAGAGAGATGCTGCTGCCAAAACTGGATTTGCAAACGCCAAGAATGAGGCAGCGTTAAAACAGAGTCTTGGTCAGTATGTTGATACACAACCATTGGTTAGAGAGATTGACAGTCTTATAGCCAAGGGTGGCTCTAGTGATTACATCCGTTCTATCTCTCAGCTTAAAAATGACTTAGCAGTTACCAGAGATTTTGAAGGTTTAGAAGTTATTAGGCGCAGACTTGGTGATGCAGCTTTTGGTTTGCCAGAAGAAGGATACAAAGCTATTGGTCAAGGTTTTGCCAAAGACATGTACAAAAACTTGTCTGGCGAGATGAAAAAGTATTCATCTGACTTTGAAAAGTACCTTGAAGACTACGCACGATTGTCCAAAAACATAGAGGCTCATGGCACAAAAGTTGGCAAAGGTTTGACAGAGACACAAGACTCTGCTGGCAAATATTACGCTAAACCAGCCGAGCAAGTTGCTAATGATATCTTTAGCAGCCCGGAAAAGTACAAGCAGTTTGTGGACGCTGTTGGTGGTAATTTGGAAATTGCTACTTCTGCTGGACGTAAGTTTTTTGCTGGCAAGCTAGAGGCTGCAAAGACACCAGAGGCCGTAGAGAAAATTTTAAAAGACAGCCGAGAATTGTTGCGTCAACCGGGCATGGCTGGTGCAAAACAAGACTTGGAAGCATACCTTGCGTCTTTACGTCAGGCTGGCAGAAAAACAGAGGCTGCTACCGCAATATCAGCAGAAGCCAAAGGCGCACAAGAAGCTATTGCCAAAGAGTTGAAAGACTTAGACAAAGTGGCTACAGAAAAGCTGAAAGGCATTGCTGGAGCAAAAACCTTGATGTCTGACGCAGTTTCAGCGTTGTCTTCTGCTAAACCGGGCAAAGCCATTGAAACTTTTGAAAGCACTGTGTTGCCAAAAATACGGGATGCAGAAGCAAAAGCGGGTACAAAGCTATTGTCTGAACAACAAATTGAGACTTTGCGTCAGCAAGTACAGAGGCTTGAGCAAATTTCAGACAAGACAACCAGAGCCAGAATCATCTCTGGAGTTATAGCTGGTTACCTTCTTGGAGAAACTGCCGTTGACAAATTACGCAGATTAGGCGGTATGCCCGGAGTAGGACAATGAGCAAGAAACAAAAAGGCATCAATCCTGAGTTGGAGAAGGCCATCAATAGCCTGATGGACTCTGTTACCAATGACCCTACCGCCTCTATTACGGACAAAATGCGGGTAATTGACCGTGCTTTGAAGCTAGAGCAGTTGAAGCTGAAAGACTCTGACTCCGAATGGGGTAGCGGGTTTGGGTTAGACGATGATGATGAGAAGTGATAACATGATTACTTCTCAACAGAAAGAGGGTATTTATCATGGATGCAACCGCAGTAGTCCGCATAGCGTTAGGTGTCATATCAGACCGTCTAATAACTATACTCGCACTCTTAACTTCGTTTGGCCTCGGATGCTGGACAATGTGGGGTCTGGGATGGGAGCGTGTCTCAGCACTAGCAATTTATGTAGTTTTCGCGTATCTTGTAGTAACCTCAAAGGAGAAGAGTAATGTCAGTACAACGTCCTCACGACATAAATCAGCAGATAGCTAAATCAACCCGTCCTCAGTTGCCCCGTGATGGCAGCAAAGATATGGAGCGTTGGCAGCCGGGTCAGCTTCCCAAGGGAGGTTTTCGCTCTGTGTTTGATTTCTCAGGCACACCCACCTATGACACTAAGAAAAGCCCCACTGAAGGCGGCGGCTGCAAGGTGTACTAATGGCTAACAATATTGCTTTCCAAGCACAGGGAAAGACGTATAAGGCTAACGCTACTACGGCTTCCCAGATTATCAGCATTACCGCTGATAGCCCTTGCAATCAGCTAATGGTGGCTAACCACCAGCCTGCTGGAACTACTGGACAGCCGGTGTATTTTTATGTGAGTTCCAACTCTAGCGCTACTATTGCAGCGCCAGCTAACGGTTCTCCGCAGTACGCACTTGTTTCTGTTCCAGCAAGCATCAGAGTCTTTACTGTGCCTACTCAGTTTGGCTCTAGCCCTTTGTACATTGCGTTTATTGGTGCAGCAGCTTCTGAATGCTACTTTACCCCCGGCGAGGGTGTCTAAGGTGTAACCTATGCTTGACCCTGTATCCGCTATTTTTGAAGTTGGCAGCAAAGTCTTAGACCGAATTCTGCCTGACCCTGCACAGCAGGCCGCTGCCAAGCTGGAGTTAATGAAACTCCAACAGAACGGCGAGTTAGCCCAGATTACGGGTCAGATGGACATCAATAAGGTTGAGGCAGCAAGTTCTTCTTTGTTTGTGAGCGGCTGGAGGCCAGCTATCGGCTGGATATGTGGTGCAGGGTTTGCCGTTCAATTTGTCATTGGGCCTCTGGCTGAGTGGGGTTCTGCGCTCTACGGTCACCCCGTTAAGTTTCCGCAGATGGATACCGGCACGATGATGCCTCTGCTCTTAGGTATGCTTGGCTTGGGTGGTTTGCGTACTGCGGAGAAGCTGGCAGATAAGGCGGCAAAATGAAAGCAAAACTTACCTTTCTTGTTACCCTGATGGTCAGCTTTACCCTTTGCGTGGTTATCATCGGTATGGTGGCTGTGCTGATGGCGGGTTTGTTTGACCCCCTTGTGGACAATGCCGAAATATTCAAACTTATTTCCCCCGCATTTCAAACCATTGTGGGTGGGTTTATCGGCTTGCTGGCTGGGGTGAAGCTGTCCCACGGTGAAGAGAGTCTTAAATGAACCTAACCGAACACTTCACTCTTGAAGAACTGACCATCACAGACCACCGAGAGTTTGACAATACACCCAATGAAACAGAGCGAGCAAATTTGGTGCGACTGGCTGGCTTACTGGAGTTGGTCAAGGTGGAACTTGGAGGTAAACCCGTCATGGTCAACTCTGCATTTCGGTCTAAACAAGTCAACGATGCGGTTGGTTCCAAAGACACCAGCCAGCATCGGCTTGGTTGCGCTGCGGACATCCGTGTACCCGGCATAACTCCTGATGAAGTGGTGAAAGCAATCATTGCTGCCAAGCTGCCTTTTGACCAACTAATCCGTGAGTTTGACCGCTGGACACACATCTCTGTCCCCAATGAAAAAAGTGCAAAGCCTAGAGGTCAGGTGCTAATCATTGATAAGAAAGGGACACGCTTGTATGCCTAAGAAAAAGTTTCCTAATCTTTCTGTTGGCAGAGGTGAGAAGCTATCTGTCAAGAAGGGTGGTGGCTTGACCGCCAAGGGTAGAGCAAAGGCAAATAGGGCTACTGGTAGTAACCTCAAAGCCCCTACCAAGTCTGGCCCCCGTCATAAATCGTTCTGCGCCCGGTCTAAGAGTTGGACAGGTGAGCGGGGCAAGGCTGCTAGAAAACGCTGGGGTTGCAGATGAAAACACCAAAAGCTAAACGTGGTTTGTACTACAACATTAACAAGCGCAGGAAAGCTGGCCTGCCAGCAAAAAGACCCGGACAGAAAGGTTACCCTACTGCCGCATCTTTTCGCAAAGCAGCCAAGACAGCTAAACGCTGACCTTCTGAACAGCTAACTGGTAGTTCTTTACAATTACCTTTAACTGTCCGCTGTAAGCCTTGAGAAAGGCATCTACCGCTGCGCCTACGCCTGCACCGCCTGCGTAGTCATCAAACAGCATCACGCCTTCTGGCTCCAATAACTTAAATGCGAGACAAGCATCCAACAGAACTTCTGGAGTCTGGTGGTTGCCATCCACATAAATGAAATCAAACGTAAAGTCCAAGTACACCAACTCGCTCAAGGCCTCCCAAGATGTCTTGGCTATCACCTCAACAGCTTGGTCTGTTCCTTTTACCTCCGCTACATTGGCATCAAAAGTCTTTCTCAAGTCTGTTAGGTCAAGTGCTGCGTGTTCCTCTCCACCTTCAAAGGTATCCACGCATACAAGCGTCCCTTCTTTGTCCAGCATGTTCTGAAGTATCCAGCAAGTTGACCTACCTTCAAAACTTCCTATCTCTAGGAAAGCTTCTGTTGAAGGCAGCTTTGTCTTGATGTACTGGAAGTTAGGGATGGTGTTGCTAAACCAATCTTGCGTGAATTTCATTATGGCGCTGGCAGTAAGCCACCCTCAAAGAGATAGGTTCCAAAGTGGCCTAGACGTACCCAAGGTGCTGCGTAAATCTTATGCCCGTTAAGACGCGCTACCCGGCAGAAATGATAGTCCTCTGACAGCAGCCTCTCTGTCTCTGGCTCTATGCTGCAAGCAAAGTATTCAATGATAGGCTCTTGGCCTAAGTCACCAGCAAGGATGGTTACGTCATTCTTGTAGCTAGATACCTTGTCTTTAAGGTCATCAAACACTTCACGCTTGATAAGCATAAAACCAGTGCCGCCTGCCCATATCTCTACAGGCTTGTCCACAGGCACAGTGACTGCACCTTCGTAACCCACAAGATTGACCACCAGAGAGCCTGTACGCTTTGGCAGTTCCTTCCAGTCTGTACCTTCGTGTACTGCTTTTTCTACGCCTTGCCAGTTGATTTCCTTCTTAGGGTAGATGCCGCAGATGATGCCTTTGTCTGCATGAATCATAGGAGGGATGTCGTTGGCATCAAACTTAATGTCTGCGTCAATGAACAGCAAGTGAGTGCAGGGTGTTTTTAGGAACTGGTGGACAAGAGCATTCCTGCCACGCTGGATAAGTGATTCGTTGAACATGCTGGAGAAGGACATATCCCACCCGCAGTTCTTCATCACGTTAGTCATAGCAATGAGGCTATTTGTAAAGTAGCCTGTACACATGCCGCCGTACATAGGAGTAGCCACAAAGATGTGTGGTTTAACTGCTTCTGTTGTTTCCATAACTTTGCCGCCTTCAGCCATTTTTAATCCTTTGAAATAAAACTCATACCATCTTCATAACCAGCCCGATAAGCCATTTCCCACAGTTGCTGTAGAGACATGTTTATCAGTTCTACGATATGTCCTCTATCCGCAAGACATACTTCTTTGTTTTCGCTGACTTGCGCCAGCCCCATACTTGTATCTTCCATCCTGCTTCCCTCACTTTCGGTAATAGTTCACTAGCCATAATCTTCTTTATCCTGTCACTCACCCCGGACGCAGTGGCCTGCACCGCTAATGTCTCATCCCTCTTGATGGCAAGGATGTCGATAAACCCAAACAGGTCTTGCCGTATCCTTGCGTGAGGGTTCCACTTCTCAACGATAGCCACTGTGTAGCCTTGCTCTCGCAAGACTGCCAATGTCCTACTGGTGGGTGAGTCCTTTGCCATTAAAACTTTCTGTCTAATGTTTTCTTGTAGTGTTGGTGGTATGCCAATGTTTTTTTGCTTCCCTAACGGCAGAAAAATCTACTTTCATAAATTCCGATAGTTTTAGTGCTGACAACTTCGGTGTTTGACCAATGTCTTCTAACATCCTTTTCTCACCATTCTTTATTACCCACTGCGTTATGTCTTTTTCTCTCAAGGAGTTCAATTCTTCTTCAGTCATAATATTTAATCCTTTCTAAATCAAAACGGAATTTCGCTATCGTCATCAGCAGCAATACGAGAGTCAACCCTTGGCTTCTTGTAGGCAGGGGTTACCTCCACTACTTCTGCGCGGTAAGCCTCTTTCTCTTCCATCTTCTTACGCTTAGTCCAGTTGTCTTCTTTGAAAGACAGCAGGCTAGTGCCTTTAGAAGTAGGACGTTGCCAGACAGCAAACTTCAGCTTCTCTCCAGCTTTGTAGTCCATCTCTAGTACTATGAAGCCTTTGAAGTCTGGGCCTTTCTCTGACTTCTTTTCCTCTTCAAAGAACGCTACCCCGCTGCCGGGCATCTCACGATGTTGATTGTTCATACTCTCTTCCTTTCTGTAATGAGTAACTGGCGTATTCCTTGCCGTGTTGCTTAACCATCTTTGTAAAGATGTTGTATCCCTCTTTCCTAAGAACTTCGATATGGGCAGCAAGCCGAAAACTACCGTATTCATTTAATGCTTCCAGTGGGGTTAACGACTTGCCTGCTTCTAGGTGTCTTAGGATATTGTCTCGCTGTGTACCACTTCGGGACTTAGTGGGGACGACTCCGACTTTGGGAATAAAGGCACTCCAGCTTTAACCATGTTGGCCTTTATCTTTGCCTTGCCAAGACTATCCAGCGAGTCAATCATGTCCATGTTGCATACCTTTAGGCTATCTATCTTCTCGGCCTTCAGACCATCTGGCATCTTTGTGCTGTGATGGATACGCGCAATCATGTCAACATAGCCCACTAGCCACTCATCAACAGTGTGAAAGCGGTTGTAGGGGTCAGGGTTGCCGGGGACATACAGGGCATAGGCTCCGTCTGGTTCCTGCGGTACTGCTGGCAACTGCACTTCCTCCACCATGCCCATGTCTTTAGTGGCAGGGGCTGGCTGGAAGTCTTGCACTTCTTCTGGCGTGTACACACCTACCACGCAGCCGGGATAGACCGCACGGATACCTTCTGAGATACACCTAGCCCGTAGCATGGCTCTAGGGTAGTTCTTCCAGTTATCCTTGCTTGCAATACCTATTTGTTTGGCATGAGAGAGTAGCCAAGTAACTGCCAAGCTACCACCGCTAGGGTGAGAGAACGTACCTGTTACTTCTTGGTCTGTGTACACATCCCACTTGACAGCACCGCCTGCCTGCTGAAACCTAGCAAGCATGGCATCTGCTTTCAGTGCAGGCCTACCTTGGATAACGTGATAGTCACGCATAGCGATAGCAGGGTGCAGTCCTTCGCCTTGGCACAGCAGCATGATAGCTAGTGCCTCTTGCGGGTTCTTAAACCCAAACATCTTGCTACTAGCAGCTACCTCTGCCATCTGCTGCATGTCGTTGTAGGGAATGATATTACTCATGGCTTTCTACTCCAAAGAATTTAAGAATTTCATCTTTGATGCGTTGACGTTCTTTTAAGATGATGTTCAGAGTTTCTGTCTGCACTGGCTCATCAGTTCCTTGCACAACAATCTGTGAACAAATATCAACAATGGACAAGCCAAACTTTTTGTAAGAAGAATACTTATAGCCTTCTTTTGACATTAATCCAAAGTGGTCACTACGTTTAACGATGCTCTCTGCTTGGTCAGCTAAATCAGAAAATATACTCATAAGAACTTCTCCATAAGTGTGATTGTGGTATCTACTACTGAGGCTATAGCCATGACGTAGATGGCGAGGTCTATCTTGTTAACTTTGCTCATCTTTAGGCTCCCTAGCTTTTAGCAGTAAGTCTGCAATTTGATATGCAGTTACTGCGAACACTTCCATAGTGTCTACAACATCAGAGGCAAGCAGTCCTTGCATAGCCAGACCAGCAAAGTAGTCTCGCAAGTCCATACCCTCACTGCTAGTTGTTACACCAGTGGTAGGGTGTCTGTGTTGAAAAGGATATGCTTTCATTTTGGTTTCCTTCCCGGCTTTGCTTTCGGTGTGCCATCTTTCTTGAGGCCGTAGGTTGGGCTATCTTTGAGTTTTTTTTCCCAAAAATACTTCATCCTCAATTCATTTAAATCTGAATCCAGCATCTTCACACGGGTACGCAACAGGGATAACTCATCGTATAGACGCTTCTTCTCATCTTTGAACATGAACATGGTGAACCTCACTTAATCAAGAATCTACGGGAACCGGGCATCTCACGCATGAACTGCTTGTAGATGTCAGGCATGGCCTCTTGGAACAACTTAGCGTCAAACTTAACGCTTGCTTTGGCAGACTTCCATGTAGCTAGGACATTGCCATCTATGCTTGCCAGCGTAGCCTTGTCTTCCATGTAGCCTTGTACTAAAGTCTGGAACTGGTCTTCCCGCTCTTCTAAGGCCTTTATTTCCCTCTTGATAGCAGATAGATACCTGACTGCTTCCTCTACGCTTGCAGACGCTAGACGGGTGCTTTC